TTCTCCAGCCAAATGTTTGTCCTCCTTATTTAGATTTATGTCATTCGCCAATGCTTCGGCGATTAACAACTCATTTTCTTCGGTACTTGCAACCGAAAGCGTTTTTGCACAACTAAAGGCAGGTGTTACTTGTGATCCAAGTAAAGCATCTGCCACGAAAGTATAATCATCGAGTGTTTTTACACCATCTTGAAAAGTATAGCTATTAACAATGATTTCCCAACTTGATGTTAATTTCTTTTCATCAAATAATCTTTTAATTGCGTTTACAACATTTTGATTTCGCGTCCATACGCGTCTTGTAGCGTACAAACAGGGGGTTGTTACCGACTGCCCATTTATCTCAACAATAGAGTCTTTTACTTCAACAGCAGTATTAACTCCGATATTCTCTGTGCCAAAATGCATATTGCCATTTATATCTTTTGTCGCTTCATGTCCACCTAAATCGTCTCTACCAAAAACATCTTTTTTATAAAAAGCCACCACAGGCTGATTAACAAGCGTCTTTGCTTTTTCTTCGGCATCATCAACCGGAAGTAAAGCTCCATTAAGATTGGGATAACCATACCAACAAAGCATACTTTTAAGTTCTATATATGTCTTATATTCTGATAATTCAAGTGTAGGACATGAAAATATAATTTTATCTTCCATATTTATCACCTACCTTCCTCTTCTGTAGCATCACGGGCTTGCTTGTCTGTATTGTCGCTACTTTTTGGGCGACCTGAATCATCACTACCGGGACTTGTATATTGAGAAGCATGAGGTGTAAATATTTCTTTATCATAATTTTCGTTATTTTCTTTAATACGCTTTTGCTTTTCATCTTCAATAGATAATCCAAGAATACTAAACGCTGTTTCAGTAGAACAATTAAGTTTTGAATATAGTAACTCAACAAGACTTTTCTTCATTTCCATATCCATTACTTCAGAATCGATTATTTGAATAGTAGGGAGATACTCTAAGTCAATATTTTCATTTTCAAAAAGTACCCTATACCAATCTTCGACAACTGTTTCAAGTTGTTCAGAAATAGAATTGATAGTCCTCATAAGTTGATCTAATGAAATTTTTGAAATAGAGAAGTTAGCATTATAAGGATCAGCAAAACCAATACCGAGAGTAGTCATTATCTTACTACGATACACATTGATTTTATCAGCGTTGGTATCATCAACCTTAGGTTCAACGTATTCAATCTTTTCAACTTGAGGAACAGATGTGTATACAACTGTTTTGTTTTTCCATGCTTGCATTAAATCATCGTGAGCTTTCAGCGTGTACTCAAATCCAGATTTAACAAGCTTTTCTCCCATAGCTTCTTTTCGAATAATTTGATGAATTATTTTTTTAGCTTTAGCTTTTGTATTTGTAAAGTCACTATTTTCATAATTCTCAAGTATCAAAGCTGATTTTAAAGCTCGGACAATAGGCGACACTCCATATTTACGTCCTATATTCCCAATTCGTATAACTCCAGTGTATTTAGGGTCAAGTCTAACTTGTTTTTCTTTAGCCTTATATGCCTTATATACTTCTTCGGGATAATTTTCTTTTATTTCCTTTTCAATATTTTCAAAGAAAATTGCTTTATTCTTTTTATCTTTTGCATAAGTCTTTCTAAGTCTGCTTTCAAGCTCTGTAATATCAATACAAACAACCGGCTTGCCGTTGATACTATAATCACTAATAAACGCAAGTCCAAGAGGATATCTATCTGCGACATATCCATCTCCGCTATTACGCAAATAAAAAATGCAATTTCCCTCCGCAAAAGTAAGGGGAATTGCTTCTCGTATAATGTGTTTAATATTAATTTGTTTATTTAATATATCAACAGCCGCTTTAGCATTATCAAGCTTTTTAGTTTTATTTCTTTGACTTGAATAGTCTCCGTATGAAAGCCTGAATTCAGTGTTTACATTACTTTCTATACTTTCATATGTCTTGCCAATTATATCATCAGTAATAATATACCGTCTTACCAAGCTGTTTGCTTTTTGTACTTTAGATATATCACTTTGTATTCCATTTGCCAACTCATCAATGACTTCAAGAGTTAATGTGTCGTTTGAAGTGCTATCATTTGGCAAAGCGGAGTACATTTGCATATTAGGATATTTTTGAATTACAGATGATAAAATTGCAGTTTCATATGAACTCAACTTATCATCAAATGATGTTATTACAACAGGATCTTTTTGTATATCATCTGGAATTGATATTATAAAAGACTCCTTATCGGTTACAATTTTTTGTTCACTCAATATTTATCACCTCGCTTTCAAAAATCTATTGAGGAAACACACGCTGCATATTTATTAAATTTTATATCTTCACGTTCCGACAACAAATCTTGCTCAAGTAATGAAATAAAATAATCACCATATGAAACAGAAGTATATCTGTCTTTCATATTGCTTCCTTGCTCTGATATTACAATAGTACCTGTCTGTTCTTTTTTTTCATAAACAAGACCGGCAGTTTCTGCTATCATTAACTGTGTTTCAATAAATGGTTTTTCATACTCAAGTTGAACTTCTACATTATTGGTAGATATATACTCTCTGTAGTTTGATAAAATTTCATCTTTGGCAACATTTACATTGACAAGAAATTCAATCATTTTAGAATTTAATGTTTCTCTAAAAACAGTTGCAATATCACTATTAAGTTTTGCTGAAGCATGTATAGCAAATATAACGGGTTTAGCTCCATCAATTTTAATTGATTCTGCTAATTTCTCGTCATTCATACATGAAAGTGGGGCATACTCACAATCTCGTTCTTCATCATACATTACTTTAGCTAATTTGTAATAGACTGTGACTCCCCCGTTTCTCGTATCAAGCACTATGTAATCAGCTTCAAAATCTTCATATAATTGACGTATTCTTAAAGCTTGGGCATCAGTATCACCACCGGGGCGAGATTCTATATAAGGTACAATTCTATGATAACCTCGTTTAACTTCAGTGTTTCTATTTTCCCCTCGATATGCAATACTCTCAGGTAAAGCCCTTATAAGAGTAAAAGCAGATCTATCATTACCTTTACGATCAACAAACGCCATATCACAAGAAATAATTCGAATTTCATCTTTTTGCTTTGGTATAAAATAAGGATTTTTCTTTTTTACTCGTGCATCAGATGAACATAGTGGATAAAAAGGTTTCTTACAAGTTTGATTTTGCATTAACATGGTATAAGTAAAAAAAGCCGCAGTATTTTCTTTAATTCGTCGATTTTTAATCTCAATCTGGAATGTAATAGGATCCATTGTCTTTAAGTTCATTAAAAGTTGAGGTTTTGTTTTGATATCATGTTTTAAAACAACACTCTCGTCAAACGCAAAGAAATAACTGCCGTTATTATTTAACATTCCTTTATATGCTGTATCTGCAAGCTTCCAAACCCAACGACCATTATCCAATCCGGCTGAACTAATATAAATATCTACCGATTCAACTCTTACATCATCAATTATTTTTTTATAATAATCTAACCCTGTATATGGAGCTTTCCACACTATTTGCATAGGTGACAAAACTTCATCATTAAAAACTTGCTCCATTTGGTTAAATTCTTCTCTTATATTAACATGGCTACGAGGACCCCTATCATTAACAACTTTTATTGTAGAACCGTTTTTAAAAGTAACAACACATTCGCTTGGACTGTCTTTTATATCTAATATTTCTCGTCTCAACGCAGGAGAATTATGACACAATTCATTTTTTATTTTCTCAGAAACTATAAGACGAGATTGTTTGACGAGTTTAGAACCTATTACTATCCAAGAATTTGGATATAAAATTGCCCTACAACAAGCATATATAGCAATTATATAAGATTTTGCAGCAGCGCGACAAGCCATCATAACAAAAAGCTTACATATACCTAAATAATATAAACAAATTAATTGATATGGATATAATTTTAATCCCAAATAATCGGTAGCAAATCTATGTAAATTTCGTTTAAAAAAAGTAGTCCATAAAAGCATGTTATCAACGCTTTTTGGATTACTTAAAAAATGTGTAGCCGGATAATGTTTACAAATATCTTTTTGATTTATATCTGCACGATTATTAATATCATTCATTGTTTTCATTTCCACTTACAAAAAATTCTGAATCA